TCGGGAGTGGCAGCACGGGTGACATGTTCGGATACCAGATTCACCTGATCTATAACGCAACCGCGCTGATCGGGACAAGAACGCGTACGACTATGACGGCAGAAGGAACCGACATTGACGAACTGTCGTTTGATCTGGTCTGTACTCCGGTCAAGCTACCAGGGTTCCGTCCTTCGGCTCATTACATCATCGACACAAGGAATCTTTCTCCGGAGAGGATCGCTGAGCTAGAGACCATTCTTTACGGGGATGGCATCTATGCGGGGAGGATCCCAGATCCAGAAGTCTTGTATGACATCATGAAGTTCGGTAATGAGATCGTTATCACGCAGGTCGGTCCCAACCGTTACAAGATCGAAGGCTCCGCAACAAACGTCAAGGTCTTGGGTGGCGGTAAGTGGAGCATCAACAACGTCAACAGTGTCACCAATCCCAGCGGCACTCACACACTTTCCAACACTCCTTAGGAGGTAAGGCATGGCGGACGTAGAAGTCTATGACGCAGCCTATGTCGAAGCACTCGAGGCGAGTGTTATCATCGGTGGTTCTGTCAACCCAGCCGGGCAGCTCGTTCTCACACGAGGCAATGGCGAACAATTCAACGCGGGTCAGGTAGTTCCTGGCATTGACAGTCGTTGGCCAGTGGGCAGCATCTACCACACCGAGGCCACCGGCAATCCTGCTGACGTTTTAGGAGGAGGGACTTGGTCTCGCGTAGCACAAGGCCGAGTGCTTGTCTCGCAGAACGACGCTGATGCCGAATTCAACGTAGTCGGCGAAACTGGCGGCGAAAAGAAACACCTGATGACCGAAAGCGAGATGTTTGCTCACGGTCACGCGGTGCCCGATCACAATCACCTTTTTGAAGCGACAGGAATTACCGTTACGGGTGGTGCAACGTTGTTTCCTTCAGCTGGTGGTTCGGGTACCGACGCTTTGGGAATGCAGGCTTCGGGTCCCGATACGAACTTCACGGGAAGCAGTACACCTTTCAACATTCTGCAGCCGTATTACGTTGTCAACATCTGGAAACGCATAACCTAATCTATCGGAGGGAGGCATTATGCTCAGCTCAGAGACTTCCGGGTCTTTCAACAACACAGATGCTTTCCTCCGACGGATGGTACGCGGCGATATTTACAGTAGTGCAGAGAGGTTTGCCCAACAGGGTGTAGAAGCTCTTCGTGCTGCCACTCCCCAGGACACTGGCGAAACCGCTGACGGCTGGTACTACGAGATTGTCACTACTGGCGGCTCAACCACGATCTGGTGGAACAACAGTAATGCGACCGGAGATTTCAATGTCGCAGTCGGTCTGCAATACGGCCATGGGACGGGTAACGGCGGCTATGTAGCGCCGAACGACTTTATCAATCCCGCACTCAAGCCCATATTTGATCAGCTTGCTGAAGCTACCTGGAAGGAGGTCCAGAACGCATGAGTTCAATCGACGAACGCACAGTCAAGATGCGGTTTGACAACGCACAGTTCAAAAAGGGCGCGGTGGAGACACAAGCAGCCCTTAGCAAGGTCGACGCCGCAGTCGCCAACTCAGGCAAGGGCAAGGGCCTCCTGGACATGGCGTCTCACATGGAGACCGTCAAGGTCAAGGCTTCAGCCATGCAGATCGTGGTTGTCGCGGCTCTCGCCAACATCGTAGGCAAGGCGGTTGACGCCGGCCTCCGACTGGGCAAGGCGCTCACTTTGGACCCTCTCACCCAGGGTTTCCAGGAGTACGAGCTCAAGATCAAGTCCATCCAGACCATTCTTGCCAACACCAAGGGCGAGAACATCAAGACGGTCACTGGGTATCTTGCTGAGTTGAACGAGTACGCGGACAAGACCATCTACAACTTCGCGAACATGACCACGGCCATCGGCAAGATGACCACTGCTGGTGTCGGTCTTGAAGACGCTACCGCGGTTGTCAAGGGTTTCCACAACATGGTGGCCCTCGCCGGTGGTGACGCGACTCAAGCTGCTGGTGCAATGGAGCAGTTCGTGTACGGTCTCCAGGCCGGCAAGATCACGGCTCTGGACTGGCAGTCAATCGCTACCCGAGGTCTGGGCTCCTCGTCGCTTCAGAAGGCGTTCTTTGAGACGGCTCGCGCCGCAGGAACGCTCGAAGGCGTCGATGTTTCCACAACCTTCGAAAGTTGGAGCAAGAGCGTAGGTGGTTTCAAAGGCTCTCTCGAGTCCGGCTGGCTGACCTCCGAAGTTGCGGTCGATGCCCTGTCGATCATGACAGGCGACATCAAGGACGCTCAGCAGCTGATCGAGATGGGGTTCAGCGAGAAGACCGCAAACGACATGCTCGACATCGCGTCCAAGGCCGTCGACTCAGCAACAAAGGTCCGTACCCTCACTGCGTTCTTCGGGACGCTGAAGGAGCAAATCGGTTCCGGGTTCTCGCAGGTCCTGGAGATTATCTTCGGTGACATTGAGGAAGCAACTAAGACCTTCACCAAGCTGTCTGACGCAACCGGAGCAATTGTCGGTAAGATGTTTGGCTATCTTGGCAAACTTGCGCAGGGCTGGGAAGACTTCGGTGGTCGCACCGCCGTCCTTCAGACATTCAAGAACGTCATTGCTCCAATCGGAGCGCTACTGGGTCTCATCGGCAAGGGCTGGAAATTGGCTTTTGGCGACCGTGAGGCGGGTCGGGGTATTTCGACTTTCTTCAAGGCGATCCAGCATCTCACGAGACCTCTTCGAATCCTCGGTAAGCTGATCTCCGGACAGCTTACCCCCATGGAGGCGTGGGAACGCCTCATCACCGTTGTCAAGAACGCTCTTCGCAACCTCGCTGACTACCTGGGCGGCAAGCTCCCCGACTTCGACAAACTGTTTGGTAAGGTCCCTGCTGGGGATAACATTCTCAAGTTCGTCAAAGACTTTGCACGAGAGATCCGTGAAGCAATTGAAGATGTAAAGAAGCTCGTTGAGGGAACCGGCAAGCTTGGTGACGTCTTTGACGGGTTCAAGCTGCCGGACTTTGGCGGCAGTGACAGCAAGATTCTTGGTCTGGCTAGCAGCCTCAAGGCCAGCTTTCCTGGTATCCCGAGTCTGCCCAAGTCAGATGACGACACCCCCATGTTCAATCCCACCGCGGACATCAGTGGTGGTCGCGTAACCGATATTCCGGCGGGTCCGGACGGCACTTCTTTGTCATCCGGAACTTCGATGGCAACCGGCATCGAGACCATGAAGGCTCAGGCAGCCGAAATCAAAACTGTTGGCGACGTCATCAAGGGCGCTCTCGGCAGTATTGGCAACATGTTCAAGGACTTCTTCAGCAACTTCAACTTCGACGACCTCATTGCGTCGTTTAACCTTGCCGTGTTGACCCTGTTCTTTGTCAGGATGAGCGCCGCACTCAAGGTGTTTACCAGTACGTTTGGTGGTTTTGGTGGTGTATTGGGTGGAGTAGAAAGTGCTCTGGGATCTTTCCAGACAACCGCTCGAGCCAAGCTGATTCTGGCAATCGCCATCGCCATCGGTATCCTTGCGGTGTCGCTCTGGCTTCTGTCCAGAATCCCATTGGACAAACTTGCTACAGCTTCCTCGCACTGACCGGTCTGTTCGCCATCGCCAAGGTGGGAATCGACATGCTGGTCAAGGCGGTCGAATCAATGGACGGCAAGGGCACAGTGCCCAAGCTGGCTGCGTTCTCGTTTGCTCTCATGGCTCTGGCTGGTGCGGTACTTCTACTCACCGTTGCCTTCATGCTGATGCGCTTCGTGCGCTGGGAGGATCTGGCCAAGGGGCTGCTCACCATTGTGGTTGTCATGACCATGATGGAGCGTCTAGGCAACATGGCTGAGAAGTCGGGCCGCAAAATGGTTGCCGGCGCTATTGCAATTGCTCTAATTGCTGGGTCGATGATCCTGCTTGCAGGAGCTCTCATGCTATTCAAGTTGATCGACTATGAGGACATGGCTAAGGCCGGTCTCACCCTTGCGGTGGTGGCTGGTACAGTAGGCCTTCTGGCCATGATTCCTTACGAGGGAATTGCCAAGGTTGGCGTGGCGATGGCTCTGACTTCGGTCGGTATGCTCTTGCTGGCAAACGCACTGCTTATATTCCAGCTCGTCAAGTGGGAATCCATCATCAAGATGGCGGTCGTTCTTGGAATGCTCGCTATTACGCTTGGCGCTCTCATGATTGTGGGTAACCCGGTCACGGTGGCTGGAGTAGTCTCGCTCAGCCTTGCAATGATTGGTTTGGCAACTGCTGGATTGATCCTCAACAAGGTCGACTGGTCGTCTATTGGTAAGCTGGCCCTCCTGCTTGGCGTCTTGGTGATTGCTGTCGCAGCGTTCCTTGCTGTGCTGACGGTCTTTGCGCCGGTTCTCGTCGTCGTATCTGCCTTCGCTGGCTCAATCGCGTTTCTGGCGCTGGCCCTTGCGGGTCTTGCGCTAGCCTTCGCAATAGTATTCCCGCTGCTTGCAGGTGGAGCGGCGGTGTTCTACGCCTTTGCGACGGGCGCTGCGGTGGCTTTTGGCATCTTTATGACGACGTTGGCTGCTGAGGCACCTATCATCAAGGATGCCATTCTCAAGATGCTTCAGGTACTGATTGACGGCATCGTCGAAGCAGTGCCGATGGTCATACAGGGGTTCAAAGACCTGTGGACAGCCATCAAAGCTGAGTTCAGTGGCGGTGGTGGTGGCGGCGAGATGAACACTCTCATGGGTGATTCGGGCAAGTCTTGGATTGAGAAACTTCGAGACGGAATCCTGAAGAAGCTGCCTGCCATTATCGACGCTGGCATGAAAATCATCATCGCGTTCATCTCAGGTATTGCCAAGCGTGCTCGAGAATTGGCGTCGAAGGGCGTCGACCTCATTGTGAACCTGCTCAAGGGAATCGGTGATCGGGCGGGAGATCTCGTTTCGGCGGGCGTCGACCTGGTGATCAAATTGGCTGAGGGGCTAGGAAGCGCGCTCCCTCGTCTTGCCAAAGCGGGTATGCGGCTTGTTGCGGACTACCTCAACGGACTTGCCGATGCAATTCGAAACGACGCCGGCCAAATCGGCACGGCAATCGTCAACGTACTTGACGCCATGAGGGATCTTGGTGTCGACATGGTCAAGGGACTCATCGCGGGTCTCTGGTCAATGGTTGGTGACGCTCTTGGAGCGATCAAGGACCTGGCGGGCGACATGATCGCCGCTGCTAAGGAAAAGTTCAAGGTCTTCTCACCCTCGAAGGTG